AAGTAGTTTGATACCAATTCAATCGTATGCGTGTACGAAACGAATACTACAACCTTGTTTACGGTTTCATCAAGTACTTCTTTTAGTGCGTTTAAACGTGGCGAGATATCGAACTCAACCACTTCGCGGGTGTCGGTGTACACAGCACCGCCTGATATCTGTAGAAGCTTGTTGAGACTTGCTGCAGCATTGACTGCTGTGACTTGTTCGCCTGCTGCCTGAATCAACATCTGGCTCTTGAGGCGCTTGTAATAGAGCTGCACTTGTGCAGTCAGCGCGACTTCGCGGGTCTGATATGTCAGCTCCGGCAGGTCAAGGCACTCGGCTTTCGTAAAGCGAATCGCCGGTTGTAATGCATTGAATACGTCTTCCTGTGCGGTGCGCTTCGGTATCCATTTGAATCGCGTGATCTGCATCATGACTCGGTCGCGCCATGCCGTCATGAACTTAGGCACTCGATACGGCGAGACAAGTTTGGCTAACCCGAACGCATCAACCGGTGACTGAGACGCTGGTGTACCCGTCATCATCCAGAGCCATGTGTGTGGTAGTACCAGCTTAGACAGCGCCTTCCAGCGTTTCGTGCTGGCTGTCTTGTAGGCGTTCGCCTCGTCAACAATGATCAGATCAAAGTTTGCTGCGGCAAGTTCTTCGGCAACAACGTGTATGCCGTCGTAGTTGATGATCGTGAAATCGTAATTGTTGCGTATGATTTTCTTGCGCTTGTCAGATGGACCGTACGCCACAGTACAGGTGCGGTGCATAGCCGTCTTCAATACGTCGGCTTGCCATGCTGAGTACATGATCGAGAGGGGGCAGATGACGAGGACTTTCTTGACTAGCCCTGCATTCATCAAATAGTCCGCTGCCCAGATGGCGGCACTCGTCTTGCCGGTGCCTGCTTCGTTAAAGCAGAAGGCTCGTTGTCTGACTGACAAGAACGCTGCGGTGTCTTTCTGGTGAGCGAACGGCTTGTAGATACCGGGCCACTTGTAGTCCCGCAGCATGGGCGCTGGGACTTTGAATGCAGGGATAGCTACGTCACAGATGTGCGTGAGTCGTTGGACTTCTTCCTGTCCCCAGTAGAGCAGCAGCTCTTTCTCGTCACCTTCGGATTTATGGATCTCGCACTTGTCGATGCATCCGTAGACATCATCGGCAAGTTGATACGGCAGTCGAAACTGCAACACAGTGTCATCAATAATCTGCATAACTACTCCGTTACTGAGACCCCTTACGGGGGTTAGTCGGTTAGTACCCGGCCCGGAAAAGCAATAAAGCAGAGCCGCTACTAACAGGCATGGTTCAGCGCGTCATAGAACGCTAGGGGGAAGTGGGTAGGAACCCCCTGTCCTCCACACTCATGCCTTGTGGGGACTACTTCATCGCGCCGCTTGAGGTACGCTTGAAAGAGCGGTTGCGACGAATTGACTGGATTGTATATCCATCTTTGTTGGTGCCGCCTTTTGATAACGCTTTCTTGTGGGCAATATCTTTGCCCTCACGGCGGTCGGCTTTTCCGTTTCCATTTAAATCTTTCCCAGTCTTATCTACGGCCCGACGTGCGCGTTGCCGCTCCATGCGGTCCGCGTGTTCCTGTCTTGCCTTCTGCTGCTGGTACTCTTTCTTGTAGGGGCGGGGCTTATTGACGTAAGGCATTAACGTATCCTCTGAAACTGACAGGTAGTCACCGGACACCAGCCACACAGCGGGGTCGGGTTCTCAGGCCACTTGTCGTGTTCATGTGACAGTCTTAGACGCTCCAGCTCGGGAATGAAGTCCTCCCACATCGAGCTGACCTGTTCGCGCTTGTACTCTTCATCGATGAACGTGTTGTGCGCGACGAACAACAGTCCTGCTTTGATTTGGTTGACCTGCGGGAAGTGAGCGTACGTCATCAGCGACATCAGCCGTAGCTGCTTCACGTCTGGATACTTCGCGCTCCCCGTTTTGTAATCCACGATATGAGCGGTGTCACCGTTGACGATGAGCAAGTCCACGATGCCACGTACCCAATATTCCTCGCCGCCAAAGGAGCAAGGATTTAAATCCTCATTCAACGCCATGCGGTATTCGGGAAAGCGTTCTCCCTCGATGCCGAGCAGGGCATCCAGCATGGGTCGATACCGTTCGTAGTTCTTCTCTAGCGGCCTGCCATCTTTGACGTAGTTCTCCAGTGCACTGTGCACAGCCGTGCCGTACAGCATCTGCTGCGTAGGCCGCTTCGTAAAATTCTTAGCAACCTTAACTTCGTAATACTGCCGAGGGCAGTTCACGTAATCCTTCAGTCCACTGTAGCTCCACTTAATCACTCAGCATTCTCCGTATGACTCGCCCCATTTGGCTTCACAGGCGACAGGTAAATCTGCACACCAATCTGGTGCAGTAGACATAACTTTTGTTATGAAATCAACTGCTTCCGTCGCTTCAGCTTTAGGGACAACCATCACGGCAGCGTCATGCACTGTCAGGACGGGTCGGTATTTTTCCCGGATCTTAATCATCTGTTCGCCTACGATGATGCGGGCGAGTGCCTGCACCACGTTCTCCACCATCGAGCCACCCCAAATGTTGACCGGCCCCTTGCGTGAGTCATAGATCATCTTGCCGTTCTCATCTAGTCGCAGGTTTGCGTACCGGATGTGTAGATGATTTGGTAGTTCAATACCGTCCGGAGTGATCCATAGAGCTTCACCAAAGCCCAAGGAGAAACTCTTCTTCACTCCTCTCATCAAAGCATTTAAAGCACGATCACATTCCGCCCAGAGATCCGGAATCTTGTTGTTCTCGGTGCGGTACACGGTCACATACCGCTTGGCTTCTTCCTCTGTGATGTCTGCCCCGGGCGGCTGAGTCTTCAGGGTATGCCGGAGCTTCAGTGCCCCAGTGCCGTACCCAAGGCCGAGGATGCAGGTCTTGCCCACGAACCGCTCGACAGGGTCTTTCTTACTGATCTCCCTGCCGTAGATCTTGCTGGCAAAGATCGAATACACATCCTCGCCTTTGCGAAACTGCTCGACTACAGATGCTTGGCCAGCCAGCCACGCAAGGACGCGAGCTTCGATTTGCGAGGAGTCGCAGTTGATAACGACATGACCCGGCGGAGCCACCACCGAATTCTTGAGTGTCTTCTTTTTCTTATCTCGTGATGGAAGGTTTTGTAGGTTGACGGCGTCCATACCCGACCAGCGACCCGTGTGAGCGCCGTAATACTTGAGCGGGATAGGTAGCCGACCACGGTTCCTACCACGAATATGAATAAAGCGTTCAATTCTGCTTTCCTCCAAAGTTGATTTAGTACCCAGACGTACCGCGCAGAGTTGCTGGATGACTGGGTCTTCATGCCCCTGCAACTCAATAAACTTCTCGTCGTTCTTGGCAAACGCAAACGTCTCCTTGCCCGTCGTAGGGCTAGTCTTGGTGGGCGGTTTGATACCGTGATTCTCCAAGACTTTGGCAAACTGTTTGTTGCTGCAGAGTTTCTTGCGTACCTCTTCCTCGTTCTCTGCTTTCAGGACATCTTTCAAACTACCGAGTAGCTCCATCTTCTCGGCACGGATTTCCTCCAGTCGATCCATCAGCAAGGCGTCGTCAATCATCAGCATGGGATCGATGAACATCCGCAACGTCAGATCAATCAGCTCAAGTTCTGTTCCCGGAAATCTTTCAGACAGACGATTAAAAAGATTAAAGGTAAGGTTAACGTCATTAATACAATAATTGCCGTACTGAGCAAGATCGATGTCAGTAAATTCACTACGCTTTTTACCCAAGGCATCTACCACCTCCGTGCCTTTCTTCCCTAAGTTATACCGCTCGACCAGAGCGGCAAGTGATCCCCCCGCATCTACGCCATGAATGGCTCGCGCCATGCAGAGCGTATCCATATAGAAAGCAGGCTTGATGTTAAAGATCCAAGCCAATATCGCCCCGTCAAACAATGTGTTGTGACAGAGAAGTGCTGAGTGTTCCCAGTCAAACTTTTTAAGAAACGCTGCGATGTCGTTGTGCGATCCACTGAACCATTCGGTGGGTTCGTTGTCTGCCTTGACCGCAACACCAATCACTTCAAACCGCTTGTCGCGGATGTATTCCTCGGTCGTGTACTTGGATAGACTGAACTCTTTCGAGTAGTACGTCTCGAAGTCCAGAGTAATGACGCTCATATGGAGGGTATCAACCTATTGCATTTCCAACCTTTTGGAGTCTCGATAAACCCAGCGGCTTTTAAAGACTCCTGATTGCGGCAGTAGCCGCCCATGTATTTGTGCTTACGAAAGGATTCCGGATCGATGAAGGTCTGTTTGCAGCTTCTGCACTTTCTTACCTTTGCGACGCTTGCCATATCCTTGTGCCTTTACCTTTTCCAGTTCGTCTCGCAGGGCTTTGATCTCATCGGCACAACGCCAAAGGACTGCACCTGCAACCATAAATTTAAATTCAGTTGATACTTCCGGGCTGTTCATCTGAGCAGGCAGTTCGCGTATCAACTCCAGTATGTCGCCTTCCATATTCATTTGAATGCTCCCGGAGAGAGTTTGTAATTATGCATGAAGAGAGACTTGTCGAGAGCTTTCGGCTCTAATTTTTTGTTCAAGTAATCAATCCCAGTAAAGCGAATGTAGTCGTGCAGCGACCGCCGAGTGCCAAGCCCATATACGCCGACATCATCACCGGTCACGATACGCTTCAGTCTATCTAGCGACCGCGCATTTAAAGCTTGCCAGTTTGTCTGACGTTCTACGCCGTCACTCCAGAACCGCTGCTTATAAGCAGAGACATAGTAGTGGTAGAACATCAGGGGCGAAATGTGAAAGATGTTGTAGCCGTGCGTCCATGATCGAAGAGAGACAGACTGTTCTTCTCCTTCAAAGAACAGGTACGGATCGTACGGCACTTCTTCTGCCCACTTGCCTAGCGTAAACAAACATCCTGCGGCGACAAGGTAGCCCGGGACAAAGTGTCTCTTCGGTACGTAGTCGCACTGAACGCCGACGAAATAGTTGTCCGTGAACACCGTATCTTTCTGTACGGGGCGGCACACCCGGGTCAGGTGTATGAATTCGTCCGGGCTTTTGATCTTCACTATCGGGTTGTTGACGATGTCGTCGTCTTTGGCTTCCATCGAGTACGGCATATTGGTAATCATTGGCCGCTCGTGGTGCTCCCGCAGATGGGTCATGGCTGCATCCATCAGCCTATCCCAGCCCGGTTCAAACCCGATGTGCGAGTCGATCTGAAAGTAATAGTCCTCGTTGCCCCATAGGCTTTGACCTACGCTACGTGCCCAGCAGCAGCCTCGACTCTGGTCAGGGTCAACCCGGACGTAGCGTATCTGCTTGCTGTACGGCAGCGATTTGTAATCAAACGCATCCTTCTCGTACGTCTGCTCTACGATGCCAAACACCAAGTGATCTTTGTTCTTGGCGTTCTCGTAAGCATCTTGCACTGTCCATGCAAGGAGCGGATCTCGATACGAAGCGATGCTGACTAAAGTTCTAAATGACTTCACTTTTCACTTTTTGCGTAGTAGTTCTAACTCAGTCTTCAAAGTATTCAGCTCTAACAAGAGGACTGTAGCCTCGTCGAACAGTCCCGCCCTCCGAATATTCTCTAAGGATCGCTCGACGCGCTTCTGCTGACTTTGACCATAGCCCCACGGGGCAGCACTCATTTCTTCTTTCCACGACCCGGGTGGGGATTGGTTGTCGATCACCAACGTCTCCACCTTCGGCTTTGATTCTGTCGTCATACTGTCTAATACCTCGGTGAACTGCGCCTGCCATGTGGTATTGAGGGATACCCCACAGCTCCACTAGGTCTTTGTATTTCACCCGCTCGTCGAGTTCTCGTGCCTTACGCTTACGCTCCAACAGAAACTTGTATTGCTCGAATGTCAGAACCACGTTGAACCTCGACAGCCTTGTGTAGACCTTACCTTCCTTTTTCTTTCCTCGTCTCATCTCGCACCAATACTAGTAATTTACAGAGCACATGAGTCTGAGACTTATTAGGATTCCCAGATCGAACAAGTGAATCATATTCGGCAGCGTACATCTCAATGATGTCCCAACGTAACACTTCTAGCTGCCCGTCGTCTCCAATCTTTGCCCATACTGTGTCGGGCATCACAACCTTCTTGACGTGCTCCTCTGGCATTTCCAAGTAGGCTTCTTCATTATCGTCTATGTCTGCCATGTCACATCTCCTCAAATAATTTCTTCCGCGCTTCACCCTTGAAGTGCAAGATCTTGGCATCGTCGTGTTTATGTTCGGGTAAGCATCCGTATACAGATTCAGGTATTTTGGTCACGCGCTCCGGATACTTCTCTGCGTACATACGTAACACTTCTTGGTCGCCGTACCACCGCTTGTATCGGTAGTCCAAACCTTCGTACAACTCCAATAAGTTTTTCCAGACTTGAGGATTCTTTGCGACCACAGTGCAGCCTACGTATGGGTATGCCTGATACATGGTCTTACCGGCGTGTTCGGTGTATTCAACATCTCGCTGATAAATGTTGAATCCGATGTCTCTGGCAAACGAACGCTCCAACAAAGCAACATCTTTGTGTGGTTCCAACAAATCTTTCACTACGATTTTGCCTTGGATGATCATATCTGTATCCAAGTACATCACCGGCAATATTGAACTCGCGTACTTTTCGGCATACGCTTTGACCCGCGAGTACATCAGATTATCCCGATCAACCTCGCTCTCCACTCGGCGCGTGATACCCATCACATCAGGCGTAGTTTTATCCGTATACATTGTGATGTAAGCGTCAGGGTTGTGTCGTAGCAGCGACTTCACCATCTTCTGTGGCTGGGAGATGTCCTTACCTACGTGGAAAAAAGCGAAGTAGTTGTATACGGGATCACGCAGCATATACATGACCTCCAACTCTTCTTTTACCTGCTGCACCTGCAAGTCCCACGGTGCGTTCATGTTCTCGCGCTGGAAGATCTTTACCTCGGGGTACCATAAGCTGCGATACCCGGCACGATTGTTCCAGTACCACAACTTGTTGGCATCGAGCAGCATGACAGGCTTACCCATCGCTCCTGCCAGATGGACGTTGACGTTTGATGGAGAAACTATTACGTCGCATATCTCCATCAGTGCCGCCACGTTCTCCATGTCCAAGAACGTATTCACTTGTGTCGTGATCAGGTTGGGATGAAACCCTTCGGCTTCTTTCTGCGGGTCGCCATACTGCAGGTTGATGAACACGGCGTTCGGGATATCAAATAGCGGTTTAAATTTCTCCAATCCGACAGACTTATGATGTCCAATCTGCGGTGCGGTGCTCGCCCATGAGAGGCCAATTACCCGCGTCCGTTCCGGAAGATCTAGCTGCTTACGCCAGTGCGCTACGCGACCCGGCTCAGCTTTGATGTAACACTCGTTGCGAGTAGGCAGGATATCCCGGGTGCTTTTTACAAAGTGTCTACCCAACGAAGCGATGGGTATATGAGAATCATGCTCCTTCATCTTGATCCGCGCCATGTGACTCAAGAACGTCACGTTCTCAGCTTTACATCCGCGCTGAAACAATGCCGCCAAACGCAGGTCAATCATGACTGTCACGTGTTCACATTCTTTGGCAAGAGCTTCGATCAGCGACCCGTAAAGAATCTGATCACCAATACCCTGCTCACACCACACAATCGGACGCTTCAAGCCAAGCCCACGTTCCCATTGCGGACGCTTGGTATGTAACTTGGGTGATTTAAATACCTTACTTCCCCACCGTCGTTCGTAACCTTTCCAACCGGCGTCGAAATCGCCCATCAGCAGGGCGAGCAAGCCCACAGTCCAGCCGATGTCGTCGTTCTGTGGCTCGATGCGGTCAGCGACTTCAAAGTGTTTACGAGCAGGCTCCCAACGGTGCATCTCCCAATGGCACCGGCCAGATTGCAGGAACGCCGCCGACAAAACGGGCAGCGTGTGATGGATGTTGTTCAAGACGGCGATGGCTTCGTCATACCGATTGTTATTAGCGGCATCCAAGGCTTTCTTGTAAATGAAGTCAGCCATCTCAAAAAGAGTTTGCTGCTTCGGCTGCTCGTTGTTGTCACTCACCAGTAATCCCTCCCACTACGCTTCGCTCCCCATGCCGGGGGCGGCACGTGTGCCCACTCACGTTTACGGAATTCGTCGGCACGTTTGAAGAAACCTAGTAACCATCTAATCATGTGGCCTCCTGCGCTACAAAGTGCAGCATGGTGAACGGGAGAGATACCGCTGTCTTCCTGCCTTCACGTGGGTAGATCAGCACACGTGTACCAGACTCTAACCGCATGGCATTGACCGTGCCCTTCTCGATACCCTCGAAGTCATCAAAGACAAAGATGGTGTGGTCATGGATGATGCTCGGAAAGTATTTAAAATCTTCTTCCTGCACTCTACCGTCAAAGTAGATCAAATCAATACCAATCTTCTTGTCGGCCAAGTCTTTGAACATCTCGGTCGAGTTCTGCTTGGGGTATTGATGGAGTTTCGTATCGTTCGGATCGACTTGTATCCGATTGGATACATCACACGTGTAGATATCCGCAGACGGCGCACCTAGTCGCATAGACCTAGTAGACACACCAATAAACGTACCCACCTCAGCGATGATTCTCGGCTTGAAGAATGCGATTAATTTGTACACCTCAACCGCGTCGTCATACGGGACTGATCCGGTGTTATAGTCTGCATCCTTTCTGTGCTTCTGCTGTTCCCAGATAATCTTCTCGATGGCTTCATGCGGGTAGTCATCCACTTTCTCATCCACGATGCCCCAGAAGATGTTGCTAAATCGTTGTCGCCCAATCTGTACCGGATTCATGCTGCTACCTCTTTTGTCATTTCGTAGTTTTTCTCGACCACACCTTTATCACGATTACCGACAAAGCACGAACGTACGAACGTCTGTGCTCCGCTCGACAGGTTACGCAGGTGTGCCCTTCTGAAGTGATATCTCGGGCCGTCGCGATCTCCGCCACTTCGATTGCCTAACGTCTCTTTCACCGTGCCATGCGGTAGACGCAGCACGTGATACTCAAACCCGCCCACGCCTTTCTTTTGAAATGTTCTGTTGCGCGTGTAGGACTTCTCAACGCGATGTTCTAACGTCGCGCCAACGCGCAGAGCGTGGCAGGCTTGCAAGGTCGTCGCAATCGCAGCCGTAAAAGCCGAAGACTCTCTACTCGCCTCCGCATCTGATAACTCTGTCGGTTGCTCAACTCCATTTAAATACTCATACAAATTAAACATTTTATTTGGAGTTTTATAAGTCCAATCGTACAACGCTTTTTCTTCCGCCGTAGGTAGCGTTATTTCGAGTGGCGAGTACAGCATGATACCCCACGAGTTTATGATCCAATTTACATCGAGGGTCTTAAACGGCTTTTTGAACTTGCCAAGATGCATGATTGCCACTGGACTGACGGTTTCATTTGTCCCCGTTATCTCAATCGTGTCTTCATGAAGCTGCTTGAAATCAATTATTAAAATTAACTCTGCTTCAGGGTGCGATATGCGCTTCAACTTAACATCGAAAATGTTGTACTGCTCGCTCCCATCCCCTTCCCATGCTTGTGAACTTTCTTCTTCGCTCGGATACGAGCACGGGAACTCAATCGTAACGAACGGAGCCGGTATACCTACGAGCGACATCCCTTCCTCTTTGGTCGGTACTTCTTTGTTGTCTCGGTATATCTCACCATTCACAGGCAGCACCATGTGCATCGCCTTCTCAATCGTCTCGGCCACACTCAAACTGGCGCGTCCACACGAAGCTCGCCCCGGCGTGTATCCGGGAAGTCTCGGATTAGTCAGGTGATCATGGGTCTTTCTTAAATCCCTCACCGCTTCCGCTGCGTACTGCGGCAAGTAATCTTTCTCAATCACTTTTTCACCTCCCGCTCGGCCAGCATGGCATCCGCGTAGGAATACGCAATCTTCGCTGCTTGCTCGGGGCGCAGCAGGACACCGGATGAGACGATCAGAGCATTTAAACTCTTGCTCGCCATGTAGTCTCGAAGTGTCATGCCATGTCCCCACCATGTGAGCCGCTCGGACTCTAGTTGTGGGAATGCAAACTCATTTTTGGGTTTCATCTGCCTTCTCTCTGAACCAGAACGTCGCCACCCACTTCTCGCCCTTCACCACAGGCAGTCCTGCATGAAGCGTCCGCGTCGAGGGATGCGGCCTGTCGTAGCTGAAGAACACGCCACTACCCTTGCGCGCCGCGACCTCTAACCCGATGTCGGTGAACTGTGTGCCACCGCCTTCCTCGGGCGTATTGAGATAGAGCAGCACCGTCCCCAGTCGCTGCCCCGTCTCTGCGGTCAGTTTGGTCGCGCTCTCCGTGCTCGGCAGGAAGTAGTCATGGTGCGGGTCGTACCGTCCCCCGATGCCGTAGTGCAACACCTGCAGCCCCTCGTGGTGCTTCGGCGTCCAGTCAAACATTTTCACCAGCCTATCTTCGATCCGCGCCACGGTCGGCGTCTCGGCCAACCCAAAGAACATCCCGCGACTGATGCGGTTCTCACTCGGTACGCTATTCCCCGTTGTTGTCTCAACGACTGACGAGTCTTTCAGGCGTGGTGTCGCGTCTTTGATCAGCGTGTCGCACTCTTCGTCTGTCAGCAGGTTCTCCAGTACGAGTATCGGCGGCATCTTCAAAGCCATCGACACACTCACGGGCGCGGGGAGATCGACGAGTCTTGGGACTGCGTTGATAGATTTAAACAGCTCCCGCTCGCGCAGAACGTGATCGATGATGGCCGGAGCAACCTTGACTGGCCACCCCGCCTCCACCATCGAGTCCACCATCGACTGTCGCTCACAGCCACGGTCTACATTCTCAAGAACCCATGCTCGCCATGAGTCGTTGAGCACAACGGTGCTCACGCAGATTTCCTCCGCTCGATCTCGCGCTTGAGATAGAACTCGGCTTTCTGCAAGTCCTGCACGGGGTCAGTATTGACCTTCTTACCGGCGCGGCTGACGTACTTCACCACGTTGAAGAGGTACGCATTCTCGGTCAGCCCCTTGGCC